GCACCAGGATAAGTATGTCCGAGATATAGGGCGAGATCGGTGGGTTCGGAAGGACTTGAAGGATGAAGAAAATAGACTTGCCTGGACAGATTTTGTAGTTAATAAACTTATGAAGGTAAGGAAGACTTATGACGTTCCCCGTCTGCATTTCTATAAGCACCTTGAGGCGAAAGAGGAGTTTACAAGTCAGCATTTGATACATGATTATGTAGGGGAACCGTCCGAGTTCAAGAAGATCCACAGCCATGCTTTCCATGATTTACTTGAGGAGTTTAAGAAGCTCTGTGAATAAATTTAAGATCGAGTTAGCAGATGTTATCGCTTGCCGGTTTTGTAAGGAGCCGGTGAAGATCGTGATCAGGGGTGGTGATAAGTTTGAGGTTCCAACGGAATGTCCTCATTGTCACCACGAATGGAAAATAGTCGCATATTCTATTTATGCACAGGGTAAAGCTAAATAACGGAGGACTGAATGTTTGGAACATTATTTCTTGGTATGCTGCATCTTATCGCCACCTTACTTGCAGCCGGTTATCTCTATCGGGTCCATTGGACGCTAACGATGGTCGTGGCCGGCATTGGAATTTTCTTCTTCGTCAAGTGGCGACACTATTACTTGGGAAGAGGCTGACTTCCCATCATTTTTTTCCTCTATTGAATTGTGGCCGGTCCTGCACTTCAATCCCAAACATTTTGGGGTGGGGCTAAGGAGGTCCGTGGGGCCGGTCACTTGACAAACAATATCTTTTTATATAACTTAGTTAATAATGCCTAAGAAATGGAAGCGGTGCGTAGCTAAGGTAAAGGCCAAGAATCGGGGAAAAGCCAAATCTAAACGAGCAAACCCTTATGCTGTCTGCACTAAATCGACAAGTCAGAAACGTCATAAAAAGGGGAAGTAATGGAAAAGAAAGAAATTAGTATGGAATATCTCATGAACGAGATAGTCCCTGAAAGTAACTTTGGACCAAAAGCTGTTATTATCATGTGTCAAAGAGCCGTGGAGATTGGCAAAAACTTCAACATTAATGTCGGAGATGAGTCTTACGAGGTTCCAATCAAGAGCATCGAGGACTATCTGGAGCCAGACGTTCAACCGGAAGAGGTAGAATTGCCGGCCTTTGTTCCTCCGGATGCACAACCTTCTGTAACTGAGAAAGATCCAGTAATGGAGAGTCCACCGGATTCTCCTAGCAAACCTAAGTCTAAGACCACGAAGAAGAAGTAGGAGTGCCAAGACGCCCACTCGAATGGGAATCCGTAGAGAAACTTCCAACCGAAAAACAACAAGCAACCTTCAAGAAATTCTTGGAATCAGGGGGAGATCTTTCTAAATTAGAAAAAGCAGCCAAAGATTCTGGGTTTTCTAACGGGAAGCAAGGTGCTCAAAGCACCATGAGAGCTTATGCTGCTCATCCTGCCGTAATTGCTGCTCTTGATAATCATAAGGTAACTATCGATACGCTTGTTGGTAAACTTGTGGATCTAAAAGATGCCGAACATCCAAACCCAAATTATGGAAAAGATAATGCGGTTCAGCACAAAGCTACCGTATCTCTTCTCCAACTTGCCGATGCCTTTCCATCAAAGAAAGTTGACGTAAGAGGTCAGGTCGATCATAAGCATCAGATAGTCATAACAAGCGAAACTATGGAAAGGATACAAAAAGCGTTACCGGCAGACGCGGAGATAATTGATGCAGATCCCATTTAAGTATGAGGATCGGGAGGCTTGGCTCCATGCTTGCAAGGATCTGTTCTTTTTCTGCCACGTTGTTTTAGCTGAGGGGTATCCGGATAAATTCCATGACTTCGGAGATATGCACAGGAGAATTTGCAATTTCCTAGATCTCAGGCAACACCCATCAAGAAAGAAATTCCTTAGTGCTTTCCGTGGATCCTTGAAAACCACGGCACTTTTAGGGTTCTGTTTGTGGGTGTATTGCTGGACATTGCTCAGGGCAAAAGCCACAAGTATTATCTACCAGACAGCCACCAAAGATAATGCGGAGAATTTCTATCTGGATTTCAAGCATTGCTTACTCGAAAATCCTCTTCTCCAGTATATTTTCGGTCTTCCTGGCATAGAGGGTGAGTATGTGAAAATGTCGAAGCGGAAAGTCCTCTATAATCATGTGAACATGGATTTCTCATCCACAGAAGAAACCCTTGTTTCACGGCATCATCCATGGTGGGTTAATGATGATTTGGAGAATGACAAAAATACGCGAACAGCTACCGGAAGGAACCAGTTACATCGTGATTGGGCGTTTCAACAAGCCATTTTGACTAAATCTAAGAAGAAAAAAATCGGGTATCAGCTTGAAACAGGTACTCCGTACCATTATGATGGGCTAATTTGGGGGATCCAGCAGAAACCAAAGTACGATAAACTCATGATTCCGTGTTATGTCTATGACAAAGATGGCACACGGCATAGTGCATGGCCAGAATTTTACGATGTTGAGGATTTTGAAGAAAAAGAAGAGGACATGGGATCCCACATTTTTTCAAGTCAATATTTACTCCTCCCATTGTCTGAAAAGGATGTTTTGTGTAATCCAAAGTGGGTTCAACGCTGGAATCACCTTCCTGACGTTACTTGGAGGACTTGTGTTATCGATGCCGGTGGAATGGATCCGGAAATTAACGATGCTACGGGAATCACGATTATTGACACCGATGTTAAGGGGGATATGTATGAAGTGCATACCGAGGAGTTTTGGGGAACTTCTGTAGAGCTTTACAATAAAATTCTTGAGATTAAAGAGAAATTTAATCCTGACGATACGAGACTTGAAAAAGAGAAATATGCCGTAACTATCGCGGATCTGATCGAGCATAAAGCACCTCAACTTAACGTGAGTTTTGTGGAGCATCAGGGAAGATCAAAGGGATATAAGGCTGGAGACATTCAATGGCAGGGCCGGATCTGGAGGATGCAGACATGGTTCCAAAAAGGTCGGTTCTTTTTTCATCCGACAAACTATCTGCTTTCAACTCAGGCGACAAGGTATCCCTATTCAGAAAGAGATGATCTTGTGGATTCCCTGGCATATCACCTGGATATCAGGCGTGTCCCCAAAAACATATTTAAGCCGCGATTTACACCACAGATCGAACCTACGTTTGAGGCTGAACTTGATCGGTATCTGAATATCAAGAAAGGGAATGACAGGAAGACTTATCATGACTCGATATATTAGGAGATAAAAATGAAAAGCATAAAAGACTTGGTTGAATCAACAAGAGCCCTTGGGAAACTCGAAGCTGAGAAAAATAAGTTGATGAAAGAGATTCTTGTCGAGCAGGGCAAGACGAATAAGGCTCTGGAAAGATTGTGTAATATTAATACGGAATTTATCCAGACGTTGACTCAATTTTTCGCTTTCGAGAAAAAAATACATAAAGAAACTCAGGACGAAAGAAAGTTGAGGGAAATGAGAACCAAGCCAACTCCACACGATTTGATTTATTGAGGAAGAAACCATGGAAGAAAACGAAAAAACGCCAGCAATCGACCGGAGTATTCTCCCATTAGATGAAGAAAAAGATGTTCTTGACAAAATAAACAGACAAGTAGATAGGCATCCTGTCGTAAAAAGTAAGCATAATAAGTGGAAGGAACTCATTGCATGGGGTGATGAGGGTAGGCAGTTTGAAGAATATGGAGACGGTGGGATGGCTCCCGTTACTTTCCAGAGGCGGTCGAAAAAAGTAGTCATTAATCTTATGAAACCTCTTGGTGAAGCAATCGAGGGGAAGATCAATATGTTTTATCAGGTTGCCGGTGTCCCAAATTCTGGTGAAGATAAAGATGTGCAGAGTTCCAAGGCTGCCACAAAGATTAATGCTCATATCGATTACGATAACAAGATTGAGTCCATGAATGAGGATGTGAAATACGATCTAAGAAGTACGGGCAATGCTTTTCGAAAGTGGATATATGATAAAGACTACCCAGCAATGGGAAGGAAGGGCAAGATGAAGGGGGGGGTTAAGGGAAGTGTCCCCTCTGTTTTTCATGTTCGACCGGATCCTACCGGAAAAATAAGAGATGATTGGAGATGGCTCGTTGAGTTGATCGAGGTCACAGAAGATGAGATTTTGGAGAAATTCAAAAATGTCACAAAAGAGATCCTGAAAGAAGCCGTAGGGGAAGGAAGGAATGAGGCTGATAAGTTTGTCGGGATGAATGAACCTATTGAGGACAAGGACAGAGAAGAGGCGACTCATATTGTGGCTTATTATTGGGAAAAAGCGACAAAAAAATACCCAGAAGGAAGATTGATTATAGCCATCACGGGGACAAACATTGTCCTCTGGGCAAAAAAGAACAAACCAGGACTAGGGGAAATTCCCTATTTCCATTATGGATACAAGCGTTCTGGAAATTCCATGTGGCATACAGGGCCATATCAGCACGTTCAGCCGATTCAGCGTGAGATCAATCGGACAGTAAGTATTATTTCGGAACATCACGAAGGATGGAGAGCAAAGATGGCTGCTGCACCAGGGGCCGTGATAAAAGACGGGGCTTTTACAGAAGATTCCTTTGAGATCCTTGAAGTAGATTTGACGAAAGGAGACATAAGACCGGTTGTGATGCCAGAGCTTTCACCTCAGATCACAGCCTATCGGGATTATCTAATGACAGCATTTAACCTTGTGTCGAACGTGCATGAGGTTAGCTATTCTCAGTTGCCGAAATATGCCTCCAGAGCACCGGCCACGCTTTTCTCTATGATGCTGGAACAGGAGAATATGAAACTCGATCCGATGGTAAAAAGAATGAACCAGACTGTTCTTGATGAGGCAAAATTCAAACTCAGGTTAGCCAAAGAATACTACAAGACTGAAAGGCTTATCAGTATCGTTGGAGAGAACAGAAAAGCTCAGGTGGAATATTTTAAGGGAGCAGATCTTGATGGGCATTTCGATGTAAAACTTGAGATAGGAATTAGTTTGAATCAGTCTAGAACAGTAAAGCAGCGACTTCTTCTTGAACTTAAACAGATGGGAGCACCGATTGATTGGAATAAGGTTTTCAGACTTCTAGAAGAGGGAGACGTAAGCGAGGAACTGAGAGAAGATATTGCAGATGAAACAAGGGCAACAAGAGAGAATCAATCCTTCATCAACGAGACTTGGAATAAGCCGTTCAAGGATGGAGGTATCATGATTTATGTCCACGATAACCACGAAATACATCTGGATAAACATACCGATTTAATGAAAAGTGAAGAAGTGCAGAAGTGGAAACCGGAAGCTATTGCAGCTCTGGATGCCCATACCAATAATCATTGGGCTCTCTTCATGGAACAAATGAAAATGCAAATGAAGATGATGATGCAAGCACAGCAAGAACAACAGGGTCAGGGCCAAGGTGGATCTCCCGTAGGCGGATCTCCTCCGGCTAACCCACAAATGATGTAAGGAGAATAAAATGGCAAAAGACCAACCTAAAAATGAGGAGTCTAAAACTTTAGATGATCACTTTGACGAGGGAGCTGCTGAATGGACCAAGGACGTAAAGGCAGCCGAGGAGATGGAGTTCGCCAAGAAGAAAGATGACAAAAGTGTAGGGGTGAAGGTCAAGGAAGAGAAGACTGAGGAGAAAAAAGAAGCAAAAGAAGAAGTCGTAGAGAAGAAAACTGAGGAGAAAAAAGAGGTAGAAAAGAAAGAAGAAGAGACAAGAGAACCGATCATGACCCTGGAAAGGGGAGATGAGAAAATACCGATTTACACCCAGGACGAATTGAAGGAGTACGCCCAGAAAGGACTGGATTATACGAAAAAAACTCAAAGTCTAGCCAATGAGAAAAAAGAGGTCGAGACAACTGCTGATAAGTTTACCGATGTTGCAGAGAAATTCATGTCTGCCATGGATAAACTTGAAGGGAAGACAGAGCCTGTGGAAATTCCAGAGACAAGAGAACAGATGGTAGTTAGGACATATAAAGAGTTTTCCATCGATCCGGAGTATGCCGAGCCGAATGAAAAAGCCTTGGTCGAGGAAATTGTTGATACTAGAGTGAAAACTAGTGCTCAGGAAAAGCGGATCGGGAAAATAGAAGAATTTCAGAAACTCATGGTCGCCAAAGAAGTCGGGCAAGACGTGAAGGATGCTGTGACAAGGGCCGGAGAGGAATTTCCTTTAGACGATATAAGAGACGAAGAAGGGAACAGCTTGACAAGCAAACAATTCCAAAGTATGTTAATAGCGAAAGCTAATAGTAAAGAAGGAGAAAAAAGATCCTTCAAGGACTTAGCGGTTGAAACAGTTAAGGAACTTCATCACCTACAAAAAGGGAGCAAGAAAGATATCCCCACAGGTGAAGACTTTTCTAAGCTGTCTCCTGAAGAATTTAAGGCTAAGTATCCGGAATATTACGAAAAGCTCACAACAGAGGCAGTTGAAGATCACGAAAAAGAAATGGAAGATCTTCCACCAAGCCTTGACCACAAAAGGTCAGAAATCGAATTGAAAAAGGGGAAACCAAAAAAGCCTAACGAGATGTCGAGGGATCCTATTGGGGATGCTCTGGACGCGGCTTTTGAAGACCCCGAAATCCGAGATGGATTATCACGTTAAATTTCTCAGGAGGATAGTAATTGTCAGTATTCAATATTAATGCTGCTGCAACAAATAAATTATTTCTTGAGCACATTAAGCCTGGCCTCAGAACAATGCTTTATCAGAATACAACCGTTTATGATCGGTTCAAAACTGATAAAGAAGCTGTTATGGGGAAACATGGAGTGATGAAGCTCAGGACAAAGACCCCCAAATCGGCAAGAGCCTCTTCAACTTCTTCTTTTCCTACCGCACAGCAAGGAACTTATGACGAGTTTATTTTCTATATCAAGAGAGGTATGTATGCCTCCTTGCAGTTTGATGGACTCGCCATTGCTTGCGGAAAAGGAAAGGGAGCCGTTATGGAGATCGTCCGTGCCGAGGTAGATGGTATTTCTCATTACATCGCCAATCGGATGAATAAACAGTATTGGGGTGACGGGTCTGGACGACTGGCCCAGCTTGATGCTGCGTCTTCAAATTCCACAACCGTTACAATCAATAGTCCTTTGTTTGGACAGGACTCTAATGAGTACACTTTGGCTCATCAGTATCTTGACGAAGAGATGGCTGTTGATATTCGGAATGGTACGACCGGAGCACTCGAAGCCGAGGAAGTTACCATTAGTACGATCACCGATGATGGCGATGGAACTTCGACACTCGTTATGAGTGAGGCCGTTACTACGACAGACGATGCCTGGATTTTCGATCATGACACCTACGCTGCCACAGAAGCAGCCGGTACTGGAGTCCCCATGGGACTGTACGGAATTATCAGCACATCAAATGCTACCGTAGGGATTACGGCTACGTCAGCTTTTCAGAACATCAATCGTAGCTCCAACACCTATGCTCAGGCTCAAACCTGGGATCATGGCTCTGCTGCATACACCAACAAGTCTCTCATAAAGGCAATCCAAAAGTGCGAAAGATACGGCTCGATTGATGCTGTTATCTGTTGCGATGCCTTGTGGCGTCAGCTCTATTCGATTCTGGAAGGCGACAAAACCATGCCTAATGACCCAGCATTTTGGGGTGGAACAACAGGATTATCTTTTTATGCCGGAAAAAAGAAAAAGATACCTATAATTTTTGACGAGGATTGCCCAGACAATAGATTGGTCTTGGTCGATGATTCAAGCATCAAAATTGTTTCGCCAACCGGTGCTGGACTTGATTGGGTTCCTGGCGATACCGGAAATATCCTGACAAGAGTTCAGGGTAAAGACGAGATGGTAGCCAACCTGATTTCTTACTACAACATGACCGTTAATCAGCCCAAAGCGAATGGCGTTATTTATAACGTCAAACACGCTGAGAGTTAAGGAGAGATAGATGAGCCTAGATAGTGCTAAACAAATCACATTACTTCTCGATACTCTCAGGTTGAAAGTCAGAGACAAGTTGATTTTTCTGGATACGGAAACCCTTACTGCTACAACTGCGGTTGTTAGCGTAGAAGTTCCCGTGACCATGTTCGATACGACCCTTGGGGCATCGACAACTACCCTAGCAGCCGGAGAGGAAGGCCAGCTCAAAATCTGTTATATGAAAACAGATGGAGGAGATCAGGTCTTGACCCCTGCTAGTTTGGGTGATGGGACAACTATCACCTTTGATGCAAACGATGTTTGGATCGGGATTTATGTCGAAGGTGCTTGGCGTTCACTCGTAGCATCGGCTACAGTTGCGTAAGGAATAAACGGGAGGGGCTTCGGCCTCTCCCTTTTATAAAAACCGATGGCAAATCTACTCAAAGCCCCAACAAAAACGTGGGTATGTGATACGGTTGCTGCTGTTACAGCAAATCCTGGCTATATAGTTGGGATCCTTCTTATTTCCAACGCTGCCGGAGATGCGGTTTCGCTAACGGACGCTGATGGAAATGCCATTTTTACACTCCAAGCTGAAGTTGACTCCACAGGTACAAATATAAATAATGCCTGGGTCAGTTTTGCAGCAGAGAATAAAGGCAAAGGAAGGTATGTGCCAAGTATAACCATAAGTGCTCTTGACACAAGTGCCGTAGTCAACATCTTGATGAATAGTTCAAATTACTAACGGGAAACGTGGTCGCCATAGTGCCTGTCCCGTTAAGGAGGAATTAGAGTTATGGCCATTTTGAAAGGAACGGAAATTTCGGGAAGAATGAAGCTCAAGGATTATGGGCTTGATTTTACAAATTCTGACCGGAAAGTTGGAACAAATCCAGAAATTAAGTTGATGGGCGGACAGTTCATCGACACCGCTACAGCAAACAAGATTCTATTCAAGGACTCTAGCGGAAACGTTATTCATACCATGAGTTCGACTTACGGAAATACGGATGCGGTCAATACGATGTTATCCCTTAAAGGAACGGTTGCACTTGCAAGTTTCCCACACAATGTTATAACTGCAACATCGCAGGCAGCCGGATACGCCAAGGTCTACGATCTGAGTGCTGCTGCCTATCTTCCGTTTGCTACCTGTTCATCTGGTGCTGGCTACGCGGCCAACTATCAGCTATTCCCAGATACAGAGGCAATCGGTGACTATGCAATCTTTGGTGCTGCTGCTCCTTTTGGTGCGATGTGGACGAATGTATCCGCTACTGTAGCGACATATAGTGCCGATTCTATCACTTGGCAGTATTGGAATGGTACGGCATGGGCAGACCTCACGATTCTCTGGGACGTTACAGATTCGACAGCAAATGACGGGAAACGACCCTTTCAAGTAGATGGTTATACCCTCTGGTCGGCTCCGACAGATTGGGCTGCAAGCACGATTGATAGTCAGTTAGCCTATTGGATTCGCATTTATGTCGATGCTGCTGGAGTTACCCAGATTCCGCTTCTTGATAGCGTGGAACATTCTATCCTGACCTGTCCTACTGCATCTGAAGTTCCTATTGGTGGAGTAGTTGGGCGAGGAAGATTCTCTTGGACGACTGTAAGTGGGGCAAATGCCAATACCACCTGTATTCTCTATAATATGACAAGTGGTGCTGCTTCGGCAGTTAAAACACTTACCAAGGCCACCATCGAACAGGAGGTGGCTGATTTTGCTCTGACTGTTGCAAAGGACGACAAACTTGTTGTGTTCTATTGTGCAGAAGACGGAACCACGGAGTTCGCCAACGGAACATTAGAGTTGAGGATCGCACAGAGTTAATGAAATCAATCCCAGCTTGGTTTAAGAGAGAATTGAAGATTATAGATCCTGAGTTTTACGTTGTTTACGATGAGGAAGGCGATGTTTTTGATGTTCATAAGAAGTGCATTTTAGGAACAGGAAAGAACAAGTATGTTGAAGATTGCGTGGTGGCTTATTTCACGATCCCGAATAGTGCTGCCCTTGATTCCATGCGGAGGCGGAAACAGTTGGGGATAGAACTCGATGTTGAAAGGAATCCGGAACGACACAGAAAATGGCTGTTCTATCAACAGATGAAGACAAAAAAAGCAAAGGAAGAAGAGGCTATCGAGCAGATAACGGAAGGACTTATGGAAATCGATAAATATGCAAAGCGGAAAAAAGTAACTTTTTCTTAAATCGTGGGAAGGAGAAATAATGAAAAACCTGACAAAGCCTAAGCCGAAAGGTGAGGGCATCAAAATTCACGGATTCTATCGTGTGAATCTCGAAGAGAATGGTAAGATTGTTGGCGATAGTGGCTGGCAAGAGAATACGATTGTCAACGAGGGGTTCGATGATTTTCTGTGTAGGCTTTTGGCTGGCACAACCGATTCCAAGCAGATATCCTTTATATCGCTGGGAACTGGAACGGCTCCAAATGTCACACATGATACCCTTGACGGGGAAATCACAAATACCGATTCAAGTCACACAAGAAAAGGCATTACCGTTACTGTAAGTGACTCGAAAACGCTTGAGTTGAGAGCAACATTTCTTTCTGCAAACAGCCACATCTCGGCCGTTCAGTCGTTGCGGAACATTGGACTTCATAACTCCAGCAACTCCGCTTCGATGTTTGCCGGAAGCACCTATGCCACAAGCTCCGTCAACACAAACCAGAACATCAATGTGTCATACGATATCGAGTTCACTTAAAGAGGGGGCAATGTGGAGTCCTCTTGGACAACAAAGGATGAAGTCCTTGCATTAATTAAGGATTTCTCAGGAGTACGGCTAGATATAGGGTGTGGGGAAAACTGCCAACCTGGATTTATCGGTTTAGACAAGAGGCCGTTGCCAGGAGTCAAGGTGATACATGACCTTGAAGTTTTCCCCTACCCTTTTCCAAACGATTGCTGTATTGCTGTAGTCGGCTCACATATAATCGAACATATTAATCCCGCAAATTTCGGGATGATTCGTCTTATGGATGAGCTGTGGAGGGTGATGAAACCTGGGGGGAAACTGGCTTTTTCTTATCCTTATGCCGGAAGTAGTTATTACTGGCAAGATCCTACTCATATCAACGGTTGCAATCAGGCCACATGGCAGTATTTCGATCCAGAGAAACCTCTCTATGCTGTTTACAAACCGAAACCTTGGAAGATAGAGATGAACGCTTATAGGGAGGGGGGGATGGGAGAAGTGGTGCTTGAGAAGATATTAGCGGAGGCGATAAGTGCCAAGAAGTAAGACTGAGAAAATCGGAGGCTCGAAGATAATTGCCTGTAATGAGAAACCCGTAAGGAGACTTCTTATCGGTGTCCCAACGACAGGGAAGATAACAATGGATTGGGCCTTGCATCGTTGGGGCCAGACAATCCCCTGTAACTGGTCAAGCATAGATCACTTTGAGTGGATGAATCAGGATTCCCCAATAGACTTTTATGTTGCCAATGCAAGAAACCTGATTGTCCGGTCAGCGATTGAAATGAACGTTGAGTGGCTTTTGTTTATTGACCACGATGTTCTTTTGCCACCTTTGTTTTTCCAGAAGATGAATCAGTATATGGCTGAAAAGAAAGTTCCCATAGTCGGTGGGCTTTACTTTACAAAGAGTGTCCCATCGGAACCCCTGACGTATAGAGGACGGGGAAATAGCTTTTATAGCAAGTGGAAGATCGGGGACAAGGTTTGGTTGGATGGGATGGGCCTTGGTTGTCACATGATCCACATGAGCATAATGAGGTTAATGTGGGAAGAAAGCGAGGAGTATCTTGTAGCTGGCCAAAGAGTAAGGAGAGTTTTTGAAGAACCTTTCAAAACTTTTTATGACCCAGAATTAAAAGCTCTGAACATTCAATCTGGCACAGAAGACCTTGCTTGGTACACAAGAATAATGAATGAGAATGTCTTAGGAAGGTCAGGTTGGAAACAGGTGGCTAAAAGAAAGAACCCGTTTCTCTGCGACACGGCTTTATTTTGCTGGCACATTAATGAAGATAGAGTGCGATATCCGATGAGAGGAGAGCAGTTAAAGTTTATAAGAAAATGAGCATATATTATGTTGATTATTCTGCTGGAGTCGATGGTCAAAGTGGTTTGTCTGAGGGGCAAGCCTGGAAGACCATCAACAAAGTCAACACCTCTATGGGGAGCTTTAGTCCAAACGATTTCATCTTATTCCAGGGTGGGGACACATGGCCGAACAGCGATTCTGATTTAGCTATAACCTGTCAGGGAACCTCTGGAAACCAAATTACCTTTGGCTCGTATGGGTCTGGGAGGCCACGATTTGCTGAGAATCGCATATCTTGTGGCTCAGGCAATGGATATATCAGCCTTGATAATATCGAAGTGGCTAGTGCTGCCGGTGGGAATGGGGTGGATTTTTATAAGTCAGGTGGATGGCATTATGATATTTTCTTAACGAATATGCTTGTCTATGATGCAGCCAATGTGGGGATTTTTTTACAGTCCATTGATGGATATCTGATAGATGGCTGTGAATGTTATTCCTGTTACAATGGAAACATCTATGTCTATGGCTCAAACTACCCTATAACCAATGGAACGATAAGTAATTGTGAATCATATAATGCGACCCAGAATGATGGGATAAGTGTCCATGAGGGAGACAGTCAAGAACCATGTGGCTCTAATCATCTCATCAGAGATTGCCTGTGTTATGGAAATGCAGAAGAGGGGTTTGATGTAAGCGATGGGTCAGAGGTTACTGTTCAAGATTGTGAGGCTTATGGAGATGCTTATGCTGGGTATATCTTCGAGGGGCAGAACAACGTCACGGTCAACAGGTGTATCGCAAGGAATGGGAATCATGGGATGCACATCGGGGGGAGTAACGTCACGATACAGAATTGTCTGATTTATGATAACGGGTACAACGGAATCATCATGCAGCCCTATACTTCGGTTTCTGGGATTAATCTCTACAATAATACTCTCGTTCATCCAGACTCCGGTAATAGCGGAACCCTTATAGAGATAGACCCCAATGCCTCAAGTATGAATATCAAGAATAATATCATAATGACCAAACAGGCCACCTATCCCTCAAGGCTTATTATTTTCTACTCCGGCCTGACTCCGACAAATACCGGAACCGTGATGGATAACAACTGTTACTATCATGGGGGTGGAGACTCTGGAAGGTTTTTTGCTGATGATAGTGCTTATAGCTTTTCTACATGGCAATCCACGTTTAGCCATGAAGCAAGCTCTATCTTTTCTGACCCGAAGTTTGTTGACCAAGCGAATGATAACTATCGACTTCAGGTAGATTCTCCATGTAAAAATACTGGAGCAAATGTTGGGGTAAGCGATGATTTCTACAAGACCGTAAGGCCACAGGGCGGAGGCTATGAGATTGGGGCGGTAGAATTTCCCGAATCCGTGACACAGGGAAAGCCGGTTTATGAGGCTTTTAACGTGCAGGTAGAGGAGTAAACGATGGCTGGAGAAAGTTGGCTCTCAGGATGGAATCACAGGAAAAAGCTAGAGACTCAGTATGCGAACATAGACTCGAATCTTAGTCATTTTCCTCTAAAGGTTACGTTTACAAACGATACAGACATTGGGGCTGATGTGAGGTCGGATGGCTACGATATCCGGTTCACTACTTCCGATGGCGAAACGCTGCTTGACTATGACAGGGTTTATTGGGACAAAACGGGTTCTAATGCAAGCGGTCTTTTTTATGTGAGTGATAGCACATGGACTCTAAGCTCATCGGCAGTAACGCCTTTCTATATTTATTACGGAAAGTCTGATGCCTCAGATGGAGAAAACAAAACAGGCGTGTGGGATTCTAACTTTGTGCTTGTATGCCATACGGTTGACCTCACGACAACTACACTAGAGGATGTTACCGGTGGGAATACGCTAGACAAAAAAGGAGATGGCGAACCAAACGAGATAGCAGGAAAACTTTATCTAGCTCAGGAATTTGACATAACTGATGATTACCTAAATTTTAATTCTGCCACAGCGATTGATAATCTCTTTGATGGAGGGGGGACAATCTCAGCATGGGTCCAGGCAGATACTTATGGCGAGGGTGGTTATGGGACGGTATTTCAAAAAGGGACGACCCTCTCTTTTTTTATGGATAGTCAGCTTAGTGGGATTATGTGGATTAGGAAGTCATTTTCTACGACTCAGGGCAAGTGGTATTGGGCTTATGCGTCTGGTACGAACAGGTATTTCTGTATAACTTATGACTGTTCGAGTGATGCCAATGCTCCGACTGTTTTTGTGAACGGTGAGTCAATAACGGTGAATGAATCCGTTGCTCCAGAGGGAACATATACAACAGATGCCGGTGATGATATGACTGTCGGTGCAGAGAGCACAGCCGGAGGGCATGTTTTTGACGGCCCTATTGAGGAGATTAGATTCTCTGATATAGAGAGGGTGGCTGCATGGAAAAAATTTGAATATTATAATATGAACGAGGGTGATAGTGAGATAGATTGGTTTTCCGAAGAGGACGTAGAGGCTGGAATAACAATAGCTATAAATGAGTGTATAGACTACTAATATGACACAATACGCCTATCCGACCTCAGATATTTCTACGGGGAGTTGGACTACAACTCCTCTGTGGGGATACATAGACGAGGTTACTCCGGTTGATGCTGACAATATAAGAAGCTCAAAGAATCCTGCTGCCGATGTTTTTGAGTGTAAATTCGGTAGCACCATAACAGACCCAGGCGACCATACTGGCCATGTTTTAAGAATCAGGATAAAAGACGATAAGAATAACCTAACCGGAACGCTTCAACTTTATCAATCGACAACACTAATCGCAAGTCAGGCTCTTACCGTAACCAGTTCATATGCAGAAGATACTCTGACCTTAACAGAGGTTCAGGCCGGAAATATAACAGATTACACGGATTTGCGTGTTCGGGTAACGGTTTCTGGTGCTGCTAATAATTACGGATACGTTTCTTGGGCGAGATTTGAGACACCAGATGTGGGTGCGATTACTCCAGAGATAGACGTAGCAGATAGTGTAGGTGTGGGAGATACAAACGGGGCAATCCTTGTTCCTTTTCTTGCTGTGTCAATAGCTGCCTCACTTGGCGTTGGGGAAGGAACACCGGCAGCTTATGTTGAGTCTGGGCCTGATATAGCGATAGATGTAAGTGATTCGGTTATAGTGGGCGTTGTCTGTCCCTCATGTTCCGATTCTGTTACTACTGGAGAAGACCCTGATGTTTATCGTGAGGGGGAACCGGAGTTTGATGTATCAGAAAGCATAACTCTTAGTGAAACTGTGGTCGTGGCTCTTGCTGACCTTGGGATATATGTCACGGATACCGTTAATGTATCTGAGGCAAATATACGAGTCCACCCTGTTTTTCATATATATAAAACTGATAGTGTAGGGGTAGGCGAATACTTAAAGATGCACATTGGCTTTCAGATTGATGTGCAAGATTCTCTCTTATTGACCGAGGACGTTAGCTCTGCTCTTGATGATTTAGAGATTTCCGTTGCTGATTCCGTAGGGGTTGCCGAAGACGGGGATGTTGCCTTAGATGCCCTTGGCGTAAGTGCTTCGGATACGGTAGGGATTACAGAGTCTAGGACGGTAGCTATCCCCTCTGGCCCAGATGTGGCCATTGACCTTGAGGATTCGGTGGGTCTTGGGGAATCTTCCGTAGCGTTAGAAATTGGGGCAGAACCTCCCAGGGAAATTGATGTATCTGATTCTGTTGGCGTGGGTGAGGCTGGAGATGTTGCCCTTGACGACCTTGCCGTAGATGTGTCTGAGTCTATCGGAGTAACAGAGAGCAGGGATGCCGATATTCCCTTAGACATAGACACTTCGGATTCTGTGGGAACAGGGGAAAGCACAAGCGTTGCTCTTGATGCCCTGGAGATAGACACGGAAGATTCCGTTGGAACGGGAGAGTCGGTAGCCGTTTCTTTAGATGCTCTAGAGATAAGCACTTCTGAGAGTGTAGGAGTAACAGAAGATAGGACAGTAGAGATTATCGACCTTGAGCCAGGAGACATAGATGTTTCCGATGGGGTGTCCGTAGCTGAGAGTGGCAGCGTAAGTATTCCCTCCGGTCCAGATGTGGCTATCAATCGGAGTGATAGTGTAGGCGTTGGTGAAAGTCGAACTGTAAGCATCCCCTCTGGGCCAGATGTAAATATCGGCAGGTCGGAATCAGTCGGTGTAGGTGAGTCTTCATCAGTTGCCATTCCTTCCGGCCCAACGGTAACTATCGGGCTGTCGGATTCCGTGACTACCGGAGAAAGCGGAGGGGTTTCGATATCAGACCCAGATATCAGCGTTTCCGATGCGGTAAGCGTAGGCGAAACACCTACGGTAGCTGTGGTGGCTGGCCCAGATGTGAGTGTCAGCGTATCAGATTCAGTCGGTATTGGTGAGTCTGTAACTGTAAGCACACAGGTTATAACCGAGTTAAGCATCAGCGTTTCTGATAGTGTCATTGTTGGCGTGACTTGTCCAAGTTGCTCTGATTCTGTGACTACCGGAGAGTCCGTAACCGGCTCTGCTTTTTATGTATCCGAAGCCTTCCGAATAAGCGAAAGCGTTAATGTAGAGATTGAGACAGAGCCATTCGTGGTTTTTGAGTCTGTGTCTGTTGGAGAAAGCGTTACTGTATTTACCGGTGAAGGGAATATTTCCGTGGCGGATTCTGTGGGAGTCGGAGAGTCGATAGACGTTAGGCAAGAGACTCCTCATATCAGCGTTTCTGATTCTGTCTCTGTTAGTGAGACTATCGGAGAATCCTTCGAGTCCGTAGAGATAAGCGTATCTGATAGTATTGCTGTAAGCGAGAGCCGCGACCTGCAGCTATCAGAATTACACATAGATGTGTCTGATGCAATATCTGTGGGGGAAAACATAGGTTTTCTTTTTGAATCTGAAGGTGAGGTCTTTACAGCAAAACCCAGGATCCGTATATTTAAGGCAAAGCCTAGAGAAAGAATTTTTGAGGCCAAGCCAAGGAAGAGAATATTTGTAGCAAATAAGTTGGAGGAACCAATGACTACGATAAGGGAGAAAAAACATCCAGATGAATCATTCCCAAAGGGTTTTCAATATATAGCCCCAGATCTTCTTGCCGGAGAAACCCTTTCCAGCTGTGCTGTGGTAGCAGAGGTGGGACTTACGGTAACGACTCCAGGCACGATTAGCGGAGATGAGTGCGTTACTCAGGTGTCCGGTGGGACGTCAGGGGAGGAATATACGATAACGTTTACAATGACTACATCGGCAGGGAATACTTATGTTGATAAAATAGTTATGAAGGTGCAATCATGACTCGTTCAGATATAATACAGGCGATAAGAAACTTGGTGGTCGAGCAAGAGTCAGATGCCGGTGGGCTTTTAGATGATAGTGGGAATATGCTTGAATTTGTAAGCGATGCCCAGGAGCAGGTCATGATGGATCTCATTCCATTCATGCCAGGACAGTTCCTTTTTGTCGAGGATATAACTCTTGTGGCAAATACTCCAAGTTATACGATCACATCAGATTATTGGCAAGTCTATAAGGTTGAGAGGAATGAGACGGGGAAAGCTCCGAAAGAATTGGAGGTCGTGGATCCTTTGGAATTTCAGTTTCATACGAATGTTGGCGATACAGAAGAAAGGCCGGATGCTTGTTATTTTATAGGAGATACTTTCTATCCTCTTCAGATCCCATCTGCTGCTCAAGCAAGCTGGGTTAGACTTTATCTTGTCCGGCCAGAGTTGGAAACGATGGAAGAAGATGGCCCGTCTTATATTCCAAGGCCGGCACATAGGATGATTGTATATCTTGGGGCTGCAATGGTAGCCATGTTGTTGAGGTCTGATCCAACACCATTTATGGCTTTTTATGCAAAGAGATATAAAGCCGTGAAGAGTGTCTGGGCTGGAAGGTTTCAGCAAAAGCCACGATTTGTACGCCCAAGTGTTCGGGACAGGCTTTCTTTTGATGATAGGGAGAAGGCATTTACTGATCCGTATTGGCGGTAGGCATGATTAAAACTAAGGAAACAAAAACGATCCCACTCCTTGTTGGCGGTGGACTTGATGAGTCCTCTCCGGTCAATGATCTTGCTTATGAAGACTGTATAGAGATGGAGAATTGGAGAATAAGCAAAGATGGGAAGAGGTGGGAAAAAAGGCTCGGTTCTACTGAAGTCCTTAATCTTGGAGCTGTAGAGGATATCTATCACTACTCGACTTATTTTAATGGTAGCGATGAGTTTTGTGAGTTAGGGATAACGGAGACAAGGATAATGCGGAGCATAAACTATGCAGCATGGTCAACGATTTATTCTTGGCCAGCCAACATTTATCATCCTATCAGACCTCTTAGCATCAATGGAAAACAGTATATTATTCATGACGATTACAGCCGTGTCATTGAGGCAGATGATAGCGTATATCAGATAGGGATAGATAAGCCTGATCAGATGTTGGGGCTTTTGACTGATACAGACACGAATTTATTCGCTGATGATTGCTCTAGCCTGTCTGGGTGGGCAGATAATGATGCCGGAACGGGGGTAAGTTCCCAAGTTACCTATGATAGCAAGAGTTGTTTCAAGTTTGCCTCTGATGGTGGTGGTTATTCTGGGGCTTATAGAACGAAAGATCAGGGTTCAATCCCAAGCATTTATACCCTTGAGTTTGAGATGCGGATTAATTCTGTTGGTGGCGTAGATGATTCCGGAGAAAATAATTTTCATATCATGGTCGGCAATGAGGATGGACATGAGTTTAGTGTTTATTTCTCTGATGAGGGAGATTCGTCTGGAGATCCAGCAATGTCGATTGCGACTTCTGCCTTTCCTCTTTATGTGACTAACGTTACAGCCGATACAGGTGGGTGGAATGTTTGGAAGTTTTGCGTGGACACAACCATCACGGATGAGGCGTGGGTGGATGTTTGGAAAGATGGTGATTTTCAGGGAAGGTTTAGCTGTACGGATACTACTCTTGCAGGAACAGATGGACAAATTGATCTTCAAGGATGGGGAGATTCGGTTGCTGGGGAAATGTATCTAAATTATATTCAACTTGATTATTGGGACGATCAAGACAATGCGACTTTGAGGAGTTACGGAACTACATTTGTCAAGTCTGGCAATTTTGGAAATGAAAGCAATCCTCAGAAATCTTATGTTGGATCAACTTTTTATGCGAACCTCTCCGGCTTAGATGATTTGACAATAGGTGGGAATTATTCTGGTACAGGGTCGAGGAGTGTTGTTGTAGAAATTGATGGTACTGGTGCGAGGGATACGATCAAGGTTTCTTATGATGGTGGGATGAATTGGGATTTAGAGTCTTATCCTATCTCAACCTCTGTGAGTATAAATTATGGGCTTACCCTCACGTTTGGGGATATAACTGGCCATACCCTTGGAGGAAGGTGGATGGCTCCTTGTAGTCGGATGGGGGTTAGGAAGGCCGAAGGGCAGAAAGTATCGGTATATAATATCCCGACCTCTTCTGATGCACAGGTTGATCAGAGAAAGTTATATCGATCGGTTTCCGAAGGTGCGTCCTTTTACTGGCTAATGACCATAGATAACAATACTAACACTTATGTTGTGGATAACAATAAAGACTTGGCTCTTGGTTCGCTTGTCGAAGAAGATCATGATGTGTGTCCTCACGGGAAATTCTCGGTATGGTGTGACGATAGGTTGTGGGTGGCGGATCATAGCGGAAAGGTTGTCTATTATTCAGAAACAGGAAATCCAGAGGCTTTTGATATAAACAGAAGATACGTTACGGTCCAAAAGGGAAATTCCGGTGACGAGATAACTCAGATGGTTGTATTCCGTGATTCTATATACATATTTACGGAACTTTCTGTGTTTATAATAATTAAACAACCAGACGGGGGATATGGAAGATATCAGCTCGACACGGACTTTGGGTGTTACTATCCATGGAGCATGATAGAGGCTAATGGATATCTTTACTTTCTCTCGGATAGAGGGTGGGAGAAGTTTGACGGGATTAATCAGACAGACCCGATATTTTCTATCCCATTAAAAAGGACAATAGAATCCCTTGATCTGACAGATGAATACGACCAAGATGAACCGTGTAGCGGTCACAACAGGAAGTTTAATGAGGTTTGGTGTTCTATCCCAAACTCTGGAACTGGCCGTACAATTATGATACACAACTATCTGAGAAATAAGTTTTTCTTATTTACTTTTCCAAAGATCACCTCATCTCTTATGGAAGCCAGATACGAGAATGGGGAGCTTATTTTCTATCGTGGGACTAGAGATGGATATTTGTATAAGCAGGATCTAGGATATCAGGATGGGGCTACAGATATAACTTGCAGATTGAGAAAGGGGTGGATCAAATATCCTGAGCATGGATTATCAAGAAGAATGAATATAGATTATGAGATCCCAAACGGGAAAAAGCTGACGGTTAATGTTTATACCGACTATCATGTAAATCCGGAGAAATCAAAAAAACTTACGGGCGTAGCCATTGATTCAGAAGATATCGACTTGAGACGTCCTGTTGATGATATAATGGAACTTGGAGGAAGGGGGAAGGTGTTCAATGTGGAACTTATAAACGATGAAAACCTTGGTGGTGACTTGAAGATAAATGCCCTCAGTTTTACAAGGCAACCTACTGGAATAAAGGGAAAAACACATGGGAATTAATGATCTGATAGGAGACAAGGACAGGATCAAGCATCTCAAGATGTTCGGGATCCATGGCCTTGCAAGTCTGTCTGATGTTAATGCTATTTCCATGCGGAGTATGTCGTATAAAGATACCCGTGCCTATACCTCAGTCGAGAGGGCGTTGATAGAGAACGAAGATACGGAGACGGCACTTCTTGTTTCTACGGAAAATAAACTGGATAGAGATTTAACTATTGTTGATAATATTCGCCTCCGTATAGAGAACGGGGGGATGCTGAACATACCAGAGGGTGCGACTCTAAAGATAAACGGTTCTCTTGATGCTGACCCGTATCAGGTTTTTGGTGGTGGAAAGGACGTTGATTTCGGTGGTTCATCTCGGATACCTGTGGTCTATCCTCAATGGTTCGGGGCGACAGGAAAGGGATTGATAGATGATAGTCGTGCGATACAGAAGGCCATCGATTCATTAACCTCTGGTGGAATAGTTGTGTTTCCCCCTGGCCAGTATTTGGTTCTTATCCCATTGGAACTCCGGAATAACGTTGTGTTACAGGGAACAGAAGGTGGGAGTGTCTTGACTTCTACGGGTACAAGGGGCTTGGTTCATGGCAATGGTGTTACCGGAGCTGGACTCGAACACCTCAAGCTGACCGGTGGAAATGATGGGGTGGTGTTTTTTAATTTCTCTGATAGGTGTTTTGTTAACTGTTGCTGGCTCTATAATAATGCCAATAATGGCGTCCTGATAAACTCATCGGATAACTGTAAGGTAACTTTCTGCACTATAGAGGATGCTGGGAAGAATGGGGTCTATCTTTATAATGGCACAACTAACAGTCGAGTCGAGGGGTGTAATATATTGTCTCCTGTAAATAAAGGGATAAGCATATTTAACGGGAGTACCCATAACTTTGCGGTGGCAAATTACCTCTGGAATGTTGGTGAGGCTGGAATTTTTATCAATGATTCAACCGATACCACTCATTCAAATTACAATGAGATAATAGCAAATATCGTATATAGAAGCGGAGTGAGTGCTACCTCCGGTGGAAACGGGATAGAGGCTGGCCTAGAGCAGCTTGGGGCAAACATCATGGGAAACCTTATTGTTCAAGCAGGATATGGAAGGGCTGGGTTGTCTCTGCCTTCTCTGTATGGCGTTTCCATTCATGGAACCGATGTTAGCGTTATCGGAAACAAGGCCGTGAGTTCTCTCTATCATGGATTTTATTTTTATGAAGCATCTGACTGTACCTGTATAGGAAACACATCGCTAAACAGTTCCCAGGATAGCGTTGGGAGTTATGACGGAATCCGAGTACACGGAACGGTCACGAATCCAAGCAACGACAACACATTCATAGGGAATCGTTGTAGAGATAAGCAAGGTACAAAGACTCAAGACTATGGTATCCGAGAGGCAGGTACATCTGACTATAATCTTTTTATTGCAAATAGCCTGAGAGGAAATATCTCAGGTGGTATTACAACAGTCGGGGTTGGCACGATTGCTGACCATAACATGAGCTAGGAGATAACATGAGTATGAAATGGTGGTTCGGTAAAAATTCTTGGTGGTGTAAATTCTGGTCGTGGTTTCGATTGCAGAGATTCTGCTACTCGCCTCCCCCAACACCAGAGCCTCCTTCGCCACCAGACCCTCCAATCCCCCCTATTCCCGAGCCACCATCCCCTACTCCTCCGATCCCTCCGACTCCTCCACCCTTGAAGAAGATCCCGAAAGAGAAGACCTATAAAGAACAGAGAAAGATAATGGCCCCATTTCTTATCCCAACGATGCTGTTCAATAAGCAGATCACAGATGTATCTGTTGATAACTTTGCCAGAAAGTTTGCTGACGAAGAGTACGGCAACTGTCTGAGGTTTTTCTCGTATGGAATATGGGAGAATTGCTGGAAGAACAAACTTCATCTTCCATTTTTCCAGACCGGAGATTGGAAGTTCACTACCGAATTGTGGAGTGAAGACTATTGGGAAGTGCTTGTGCGAAGGCTCGACTCTTTCATCAAGAGGGATATTACCGTGATCCTGACGATGATAGACAACTGCTCTCTCCATGAGAGGAGAAATAGTCATTGGGCTTTACATCCCATGAATGGAAATAATAATATAAATGGGACAAGCGTTTGGATGCCTAGCAATTATCACTATTATGAAGACGAGTGGCATGATGTTGATTATGTGAGGGCAGCTAGAAAGAAAAGGAAGATGGCTGGCTTGAAGGACGATCCTACAGATGATGAGATTAACAAATGGATCAAGGCTTTGGATAAGACAGGCGTTGAGAATGAGGTCTTTTACAGGAATCTCGTCCAGAGAGTCGAGACTCAGTTTGGGCCGACAGTTATTTGGGAGGCCGTCAACGAGGGTCCGGCCGGTAATGGATGGCACAATATAATGGCAGGAATATTAAAAGAATTTAATGTTCCTAAATGGAGAAGATTGACGAGTATCAACCTTGATCCGAGGTTCGATGATTTCTGGAAGAAACAGATATACAAGAAATTTATGTATAGTATGCACAAGATAAAAGATATAGATAGTTACGAGGAAAGGAAAGAGCTTATTCCTTTGGCTGCCAGAAAGACTTGGATGGCAAGTCAAGATGGGTTTCCCCCAACCAAGACTACAAAAGAAACGGAAGACTTGGTTCTTCACATTTTAGAAGATGGGTGCATGGGTTTCGAGCAGAATTTGAGGCCGATATTCGAGAAGCGTGGCGATATCTGGAAAAACGTATGCTGCAATGAGGATTGGTCGCTGACTTCTTTATGTTTTAACTATGCCAGAGCTATAAGAAATGCCTGGGAGAAATGGATGGAGGAAAATGATTGAACAATTAACC